TCCTCCTAGGATTGTCTTAATTATTATAACAAAACACCTTTACTAATACAAGCAGAAAGCCCCCATTTCTGGGGGCCTTCCAATTAATTTAAATTAATTAAATTATTATGCTGGTGTCCAAGTACGGTCAATAATCTTACCGTATTCCTGTCCTGCGTATGCAGAATCTCCTGATGGTAGAAGACGGAATGTTACTGGGAATGTGGTTGCTGCGTTACGAGCAAGTGAGAACTGTGACTGTTGTACAGAAAGAACTCTACGTGCATAGTAAACACGCTCTGAATTTGGAGAGCTTGTTGTTGGAGCCTGTCCAACAGCAATTAGCTGACGCTCTGTTGGAGCTGATCCAAGTGCGCCTGCTTCAATTCCAAGTACATTGTTTGCAAGTGTTGACTTCTTCTGTCCGAATACAACTAGTGTATTTTCTAGTGTACCTTCTGACATTTCTGTTGCAATCATAACTTCCATTGACTCCTTGAACAGCTTAGCTGTATCTAGAAGCTGATCTACTGTTACTGAACCGTATGATGGGTTGTAAGTAATCTGAAGACCGTTATTTGTGTAACCTACGTTTCTGTAAGCTGCTCCATTTGTTCCTGGGGCAACGTCAACAGAGTTTAGTGTCTCTGTGTATGACTTTGCTGTGTTGTATGCTGGAACAACTCTATTTGTTCCTTCAGATCCTGTCTTTGCAGTACCTGGTTCCATGTTATCTACATAACCTGTAACTGTTGAATCTTCTACTGTTAAGAATAGTGGTGAAGCACCAACTAGAATATTCTTGGCATTTCCTGTGTTTTGTGCCATAATTTAAAACCTCCTGTTTATAATATCAATATTAAATTGTAAAACATAATTTGGCTGGCTAGGCCAATTCCTCTAGATCCAATTTTAGTGTATAATCCCCAAAAAGGCAAACTAAATGAATCGACCAGAATTGTCTGTTATTCTGGAATACTTTATTTCTAATATTACGTCTGAGGACAAAAATCCCTGAATTTCCTCAGAGGGTGATGTTGGGGATATGTCGGCAACAAATATATTGTGGAATTTGAATAGGTCTGAAACAAGGTCTGAATTTCTAACATCTCTTGCTGATTCATCCATTCTTCTAAACTCATCAATCATGAAGTTTCTTATCTCATTGATCTCAGATATATCTGTTGAGTATATAGTAAATAGGATTTGCTCACAGCATATTAGCCAATTGTCTTCATAGGACATTCCTATCTTGTCATAGACTATATGCTTCTTTCCGCTCAAGAATTGATTTAGTTCCGCCGCCTGTTGGACTGGGATTATAGGAATAATCTCTTTACCTATATTATCTGAGTAATAATCACTGGCATCAAAGATCTCGTAATTTAAAAGCTGGGACCATAAAAACTTTCTTATCTCAGATGATGCGTCTAATTTATAATTTGCTGTCATAGCATTGAACCTCCAAATGATGAAGCCAATGCAACGTCTGCTTGCGCTCTTACCGCATTTGGCGAAAATGAATATTGAACCTTTTTAATGTTTGCTGGAATTCCAAGTGCTTTTGACATTGCACCATTAAATATATTTTGAAAGCCAGATTTTTTAATTGATAAATTAACTAAATCGCTTTTAAAGAAATGTGCGTATGCCATCTTAAAGGATCCAGTTGTAGCGGCCCCTCCAGGCCTTCTAACGACCACTGAAGCCCCTTTGGGCATAAAGACGGTATAACCATTAACCTCAAACACAAGGCGCTTAGAAGCCTTTGGAGAGATTGTTATGGGGTTTCCTAATTCCATTACAAAAGCTTTGTTTGCAAATACATACGAGTTCTTAGACCTTTTATCTTTAGGCACTTTAGTTTTTGAAAGTTTAAAATCATATCCTATTCTAAAGGATAATCCATCTGATCCCATTCTGTTTAATTTAAATAGTCTTCCAGATTCTTGCCCCGTTTTTTTCCATTCATAAACATGGTGGAAAGATTTGGGCTTTGTTCTTGCCTGAGCATCTATATAATTGCCAAAATCTTTATCTATCTGATTATAGATCATTGTTTGAAATTTATTTTTAAATCCAGTATTGCTCATAAGCTTTGCTATTACATTTGATTGATAATATAAGGCAGCAGATATTTGTGCAACAGTTGTGTCTTGTAAATTTGTACCTGGTGTACCAACCATTAACTTTTCTAGTCCGCTTGCGGCTTGAAGTAGAGCAACATTAGATTCCAATTATTTGATTCTCCGATCTTTTGACCATTGAGTTATAGCCAAGAAGTTGACCGAATGGATCTGTTATTGGAGTTGTTCCAAACACCTCGAATACGGTTGGGGTCTCTGAAGGAAAATCAATTTCTGTCCATATACAATTATTATATTGGTCACGAATATTCGTAACCTTTTCTCTAAGAGTTAACTTATGCTCTGTTCTAATTTGTAGAGTTTGCTCATTCATATATCTATTATTAAAAGACTGAATGTCTCCAGAACGGGTTGTTGTAGAGTTTGATATTATTCCCTTAGCATGACATGGAACAGTTTTGTAAAAATGCCATTCCTTTTTAATTGCTCCAGTATCTGGGTCTTGAGTATCAAACTGTCTATATACATCGACTGTCATTGACAGTATTGAGTCAACTAAGCCTAACATATTTAAATCACTACCATACCGTTTACAACATATGGGTTGAGAAGCTGGTCTGCATATGCATTTCCAGTTCCCTTATATGTATCTGCGGTAAATTCAAACTGCCAATCAAATGTTTTTACACCCTTTACATATTTTTGTCTCCAGGTAGAATCTTTTTCAAAGAAGTCTCCCATAAGCTGGATGCATGCCTGCTCAACATTATCTGGAACTTTATCCCATCCAAATTTTCCAGCAACTCTGTATCTTACATCTTTTTTAAATGCTCCGCCGTATCCTCTATCATTTACAGTTGGTGGGACCATTCCATTTGCAATGTATACAGTATTGTCTACCAGGTTCTGGTTGTTAACTCTTATTCCAAATCCATTTTCAGATATTATAGGAACTGTATTCCAGTTATTAATTTCATTAATATTATCTATTAACAAGTAGTCTCCTGCATAAAGCTCGTGTAACTGTGACAGTTTAAACGGAAGTGGAAGAATATCAGAGCCGCTGCCATATGCTACTTGAACATCATCATATAAATGAAATGACTGATTACAATAATTTTCAATTATTTTTCTTGCATACTTTTCAGCCATTTGTAGTTCATGGTAAGTTTTGTATCTAGGATCAGAAGGATCCGTTCCGAAACCAAGATCCTCCAGTGCTTCTGCTAGGTTTGCATATGGAGTAACTACGTCTGTATAAGATACATGATATGTGTTTGAACCACCTATCTGGTATCTCCAAACTATCTTAAACCTTCTATTTCTATCAGAATATGCTGTAGGCAAAACAATTTGATAGGTGCCAAAATCATTTTCTAGTTTTGTAGCAGAAAGAGTTAATAGCAATGTTGATGGATTTATTGATGGATCTATTGCAGGGTCTTCTGTAACATCATAGACTTCCGCAGATACATTGTTATCTGGGTCTACAATTTCACCCGCCCAAAATATTTTAGTTTTGATCGGTGCATTACTCTTAACATAAATCTCTGCCATATTACATAGGGCTTAGTTGTAGTACTCTTGAACTTCCTTTGGAGTAGCTAATCTAAAACCCTCCTCCTTATCAAAAATTTCTTGTGCTGTCTTTGGATCCATTGCCACGAAAGGATGTTCCTTTGTAAATGTGTGACCGTGAATATCATATCTGAAGTTAGCTCTTGTCATTCTAACAAGAACGTCGTCCTCATCTAATTCTTTCTTTGAATCAAATCTAGGCAAGACTTCAATCTCTTCTGAATCTTCTTCAATGTCTTTAATTGTCTTCTGGTACACTGACCATGTGACGCCTTCTTCTGTGAAAGCTGCAATTATATCGTTCTTATTCTTTAAACCTTCTGTATCAACGCCGAAATCTTCTGCGATTTTTTTTAACTCAGAT